CTTCTCCAGGATCCTCCTCGATGACCTCTTCTTCAGGGGCCTCTTCACCAGGATCCTCCTCGATGACCTCTTCTTCAGGGGCCTCTTCTCCAGGATCCTCCTCGATGACCTCTTCTTCAGTGGGCTCTTCTCCAGGATCCTCCTCGATGACCTCTTCTTCAGTGGGCTCTTCAAGTTCGACCTCTTCCTGCGTTTCCACCGGATCGCCGGCTTCCTCCACAGGAATCACGGGCTCACCGTTGAATCCTTCCGCGATGGCCCGCTCAATGCTGGCACGGAGCGCGTCTGCCTCGTCGAAGTCATCGCTGACGGCACGGATGGTGAGGTTTCCGACAATCTTGTAGGGACCGTCCTTGTCGTACCTGTACTCGACCGGCAGCTCGAACGTCACGTAAGGGTAGCCTTCAATCTCATCCTCCGAGAGGGCGGGATTGACGCCAGCCGCGCGGAGCGTCGATACGAGATGGTTGTGAAGGTTTTCGGTCATCTTTCCTTGAGTTTGTCTTCCTGTTGCTTTACGCTATCCTGAAAGGCCCGGATGAAGGCGTCCTGCGCTGGCCCAATCGCCCTGTCGTAGAAGTTCTGAGCGGGCTGGCCGACCTCGTTCCGGCGCTTACGATGGAGTCTCTTGATGGGATAGTCGAACTGGTGACCGGGGTCGCGATGCGTCAAGGTTCCGTAGTTGGCCCAATAGGCCTTAAACCAGTCGTCCGGTTCTTTTCCACTGTTCTTCACCCTGTTGAAGGCGCCGACCAGGGCATTCCAGTCTCCGGAGACCTTACCCTTCACCACCTTGTTCGTGACCAGCCGCTTGAAGCGCCTCGGCATCACCTTCCGGATCTCCTTCGCCGCTTGCCTCCCTCCAGCCCTCATCGCAGTCTTCACGACCTTGATGAGGTTCTTCGGAGCCTGGTCGAAGCACTTGAGGGCGTCATCGAGTCCCGTGATATAAGCCCTGACAAGCGCCATCACTCCACGATGCTGAGGGTGAGGTGGCAGAGAGGCGACACCCGAGAGATGGGGTCAATACCGGTGATTTCGTAGGCCTTTCCGTCAATCACCACCCGCCAGCGTGTCGTAAGCGCCGCGACCTTGTAGATCGTCAGCGTGATGTCCACGCCCTGCTCGAGATTGGTGTTGGTGACGGATTCGGAGACGTTCCGGTCAACCCTGGCAAACACCTCCGCATAGTCCTTGAACGTGTACTTCTTCGCGCCCTGAGCACCGTAAGTGATCTCGCAGGAGCGGAGCAGCACCTTCGTGTCCAGCTCTCCGATATTGATCCTGTTCTCCATCAGTGTTCCCCCCAGGTACGGTAGGGCCGCAGGAGGTTGCGGGCCGTTGTGCGGTCACGCTCCTCCGGCCGGTCGGTCGGGTTGTTGAACAGGCTGCCGGCCATCAGCAGGATGGCGGACTGGACGTCCGCCGGAACCTGCTCGAGACCGGCCTCGTACTCGACCACCATCCGCTTCCCGGACACGGACTCCACGATGGTCAGCGACTTCTCGTCATACTCGTAACCGTCCGCCGGAAGGGGCTCCCCGTCCACCTCCACCGAGACGACCGAACGAACCGGCCATCTCAGTGGTAGGCAGTTGGAGAAAGGAACGGAAAGCGTGAAGACGGAAGGCTCGATGACCGTGGAGATCTCATTCTCGGCCGACCGGACCGCGGCGCGGAGCTTGTCGGTCAGCTCAGCGTCGAGGTCATGGCTCGTGATCCGCAGATGCCTGCGGAAATCGTCGAGGGTCGGACGGCTTATCTCCAGTGGCTCACGTGTCTCCATCGGTCAGGACTTAGGCGGTGGTGGTCAGGTCGACGATGGCGGCGAAGGACGCGGTCTCCACGACCTTGCAGTCGTCCCAGGAGTTCAGGACGAAACGGACGTCGCCGTACGCGGCGAGGGTGTAGGGATCGACGACGATGTCGACACCTCCCCAGTGGCCGATGTAGAGATCCTCCCAGTTGCCGAAGATCATGGCGGAGCAGACACCGCTGGAGGTGCCCTTCGTCAGGGTACTCGGGACCAGGTTGGTCCAGTCGATCGGGTAGCCGTTGAGCTTGTCGCCGTCCAGCAGGAAGCGGGCGGTGTTGCTGGCACGCTCGATGGTCTTGAGGTCACCGATGACCTTGGCGTTGGTCAGGTAGCCGAGCTTGCCGCGGTTGGCGTTGCCGGCGTTGATCTTGGTCTCCAGGGCGACGACCTTCGCCCAGGTGGCGGGACCGCCGTTGGTGCCGATGGCGACGATGTTCGGGGTGTTGGTGACGGCCGCGAGGGCGGTCAGGATACCCTGAGGCTGGTTGCTGGAGCCGGAGCCGTTGATGCAGGCGGCCTCCAGGAGTTCGGCGTGGGCGGTCAGGATCTTGTCCATGATGATGTTCTCCACGTCGATGGAGGTCTGCTTCAGGAGATCCTTCGAGAAGGCACCGACGACAGCGTTGCGGTGAGGAGTCAGGGTGACGCGGGCGAAGGCGGCCTTGGAGACGGACGCCTGGGCACCTTCCGCGAGCCAGGAGGCGCTGATGGCGCCAGCGCTCACGATCGGCACGGTACCGACGAGATCACCGAGGATGGTCGCACCGAGCTTGGCGACAACGAGCTTGTTCTTCAGGCCGTCCACGTAGCGCGGAGCCTGCTCTTCCTTGGCGTAGCCGCCGTCGGCGTTGGTGCTGTAGTTCTGGCCCGCGCTGGAGCGGAGAACAGCAGACGGGAGGACGATGCCGCGCTGGTTGAGACCGAGACGCTTGTACTCCTCGGCACCCATGTCGGCGACATCCTTCTCGATGCCGGTGAGGCTCTTGCCTTCCGGATCTTCGGCGAGTTCGCGGATGAACTTGGCGAGAGAGAAGGCCCGGCCGGCCTCCTTCTCAAGGGTGGCAAGCTGCCGGTCGGCCAGGCGCTGCTGCGCGGCCTCAACCTTGCTCGCCTGATCGAGCTCCTTGGTGAGCTCAACGGCCTTCTCAACGGCGGCGTCATAGGCAGCCTCGTCGGCCTTCTTGTCCATGCCCTGGATCAGCTTGACCTGGGCGGACAGTTCCTTACGGATTTCAGCGATGTTACGCATAGTTGGTTGGGATTTATTGGGTTTTACAAAGCAGACGACGCTGCCATAGCAATCTGTGCGGCCTGAATGACGGACTTGACGTCCGGTCCCTCAGGCTTCGGAGCGGGCTCCGGTTCGGGTTCAGGTTCAGGTTCAGGTTCAGGTTCAGGTTCAGGTTCGGGCTGAGGCTCCGGCTCCTGTCTCGCCTCGGCTCGGAGCGCTTCCAGTTCTTCCTGGGCGCAGTCCTCACCCTTGCGGGTGGCGTTACTGTTGGAGGGAATGTTCACGACGGAAATCTCCAGGAGCTCCTGACCGGCGTAGTAGTAGGTCTCCCTCTCTTCGCCAGGTCCCTCGTCGCCCTTACCCCAGGCACCCTTTCCGATGGGCAGGAAGCCCACCGAAACAGCGTTCAAGGAACCGAAGAGGATCTTCTGGTAGACCTTCTCGGCGAGTTCGTTGATCTCCTTGGGCTCGAAGGTGATGTCGACGAGCAGCTTGCCGTCCTCGACATACGCCCGGCCCTTGCCGATGACGAAGTCCACGTCCTTGGTGTCCCAGGCACCATAGACCTCGTGACTGTAGCCGATGATGGGGTTCGCGTTGAAGCGGCGGAGATCCCAGCCGTCCTGGTTGAGGACGGTGTGCGCGGAGTCACGGGAACCGTCCGACGCGACGAAGGTCACCGTCCTGGTGTCGGTGTCCTTCTTCCGGATTTCGGGCACGAACGCCCGGATCTTGATCTTGTCCATAGTCTATTCAGTTGTCCCTTCGTCGTTGTCCTTGCCCACGACCCCGGTGTTCAGGGGATAGAGCATGTCGTCCAGGCCGTCCTTGTGCTGCAGGCCCTCCAGCTCGCGCACCTCGTTCCGGCTCATGTAGCCGTCGAGGATCGCGTTGTGATAGTAGGCGCTGCGGGCCTGGGTGTCACCGCGCAGCAGGCCGTCGAGGGAGAACTTGACACTGTAAGTGTCCTGCTCGTACTCGAAGAAGAGCTTGCGCTCCAGCTCGTCCTCCATGCGCTTCACCGTCGGGCGGAGACTGTACTGAACGAACTGGATGGTTTGGTGCTCGATATTGCTGAAGGTCGCGTGGGACAGTTCCGCGACCATGTGAGGCGGGATGTTGATGATGCGGCAGACGTCCTGGATGCTCAGGGTCTCCGACTGAATCAGCGCAGCGGCGACAGGATTCACCGAGAGCTGCTTGTACTTGACTCCGTACTCGAGGAGAGGCGTGTCGAAATTCCGGCTGGAGTCCTTGAAATGCTTCATGAACCCCTTGTAGGTCTGGTCGTCGAAATGACCTTCGGTCTCCAGAACCGCCTTGATGTTTCCGCCACGCTCATAGAACTCCGAGGCGAACTTCTCCGTGGCCAGGGACTTGCCCAGGGCCATGGCATTATAGAACACCGGGTTCACGCCCTTGATGCCGTCCAGCGTCACGAGCATGAAATGGAGCATGTTGTAATCGGGGTGAGTCCCGTTCAGGAAAGAGAAACGGGGATCCGAGCAAGACACCTTGTACCACTTGCGGCCGTTCACGATTGTGATGCCGACCACCCAGGAGGGATGGATCTGGTGAAGGGCTACGGGATCTCCGTTGTTGTTTCGCTCAATGTAGGCGTAAGAGTTTCCCCATCCATCCAGCCACGTGTTGATGACGTTCCAGAAATCGAACTTGTTGGTGTAGGAGTTGGGCCTTACGTTGATGAGCTTGTAGGCCGGATGATCGGAGGCGTCCACAAGGCCTTCCTTCGTCCAGCGCTTGACATATTTCGGGAACGATGCGATGTTCTCCGACCGGATCCGGATGCCCGCATAGAAGGCCGTGACCTTCAACGCCGACGTGTTGTTGACCGACACACCGAACGACGGAGGCGCCACAGCATCACAGCTGGGTGCCACCACGACATTGGCATCGCTTCTCCGCGAGGCCATCCATCGGTTTATGCGTGTAAACAGGGGCATTGCGGATTGCTTTTCGACGCAAAAGTAATCCGCACCCTGCGCTATTTACGGAACGTTTGTTCACTCTTTCGTTTGGACTTGCGAATCCGCTCACGGGCCATCCTGAAGGCGTCGTAGGAAGGCCACCGGCTCACACCGTAAGCGGCCTCGAACTCGATTTCCATCTGGCTGTAGCACTTCCGGAAAGTCAATTTGCCTCCGGCTTTTCTGTCAGCCGTAATGCGCTCCCAGAACACCTCTACGAAACCGCGCGCAGATACCATCCGCTTGATGTCTTCCATGTCAGTCCTCCTCGTCGTTATCATCCATACTTATCACCCGGAGCGTGTGCTCCGCATAGATCAGCTTAGACTCCCCGCCGGTGTCATTGAGCCAGCCACCGACCGCATCGGCCAGGGCCACCACGCCGTCAATCTTGTCACGGGAACGCTTCTTGTCCAGCTTGATGTTGTCGTTCGGATCCTTGTAGATGACGACGTTGCTGAACATCCACCGAATGACCGGATTGTCCAAGAAGTTAAGGTTGTGCATCAGCACCTCGGACTCCACCCACTTGGTCGGGACGCTCATATACCGGACGCCCTGCTGGTAGGCGACCATCTGCTCCGCGTACATCGTGAACTTGGGGATGATATTCCAGGCGGCCCAGGGGTCGTAGGCGAACCGCTTAACGTCGTAGGGCGCCAGCTCGTTGATGAGGAAGGACACGAACCAGTCTTCGTCCAGGACCTTGCCAGGCGTGACGACGAGCCAGCCCTGCTCCTGCCAGAGCCGGTAGTCAACGCGGTCCCTCTGCCGCTCCTCCACCTTCGCCTCCGGCACCACGAACAAGAACCGGGCGACCTTATACCGGGGGAAGAACAGGCACACCGCGGAGATGTCGCTCTTGGACGCGAGGTCCAGCCCAACGAAGCACTCCTCACCCCTGAGGAGCTCCACGTCGAAGGCGGCGTTGTTCGCCTGGACGTCGTCATCCTCGATCCAGGCATCCGGAGCATCCACCCACATGTTGAGGTCCTTCGTCTTGAAGGCTGCGGCATAGGATCCTCCGCGCGTCTTTGCCTCGTTGAAGACGCTCCGCATGTAGTCCCAGGTGAGCGACACGCCGAGGTTCGGGTTGAGTTTCTTCCAGACCTCCTCGTCCTCCCAGTCGTCGCCCTTGTCCGGGGTGTAGAGCATGAAGAAGTGGTCCTCCTCCAGGGGCAGCACGCCCTCCAGCTCCTTGATGTAGGCCTCGACGTCCTTGTAGTACGGGACAGCGATGCTCGTGCCGGCCGTGGAGATCCTGAAGATGACGGGCTGGCTGCGGGCGCCGGTGCCGGTCTTGATGACGTCCGTCATCTCGGTGTTCGGCCAGGCGTGGACCTCGTCGCAGATCGCCGCGCTGATGTTCAGGCCGTCCTTGTTCTCCGTGTCCTTGCTCAGGGGCTTGAACACGCCGACGGAGCGCGGCACCTTCAGCCCCCAGTTGTAGATCTTGACCAGGGGCTTGAAGATTGACCTCTTGACGAGTGTTTCCGCGGCGTCGTAGCAGAGGCGGGCCTGCGCCTGGTCAACGGCTGCCGTGTAGACCTCCGGACCTGACTCGCCGTCGCACAGCAGCAGCCACAGGGCGAGGACGGCCACGAAGAAGGTCTTGCCGTTCTTCCGGGGCACCAGGATGTCCGCGTACCTGTACTTGCGGAGGCCGGTCTTCCGCCACTTCAGGCAGAGGACGTTGGTCGCCACGAAAAGTTGCCAGTCCTCCATCTCAAACGGCCGTCCGGAGAGCGGGCCCTTGAAGTGCTGGAACTTCCTGGCGAAGGCGTCGAAGTTCTCCAACACCTGCCAGTCCACGTACAGGTCCGGATTGGCGAGATCGTTCATGAACCGCATGGCCGCGAGGATGACGGTCCGGCAGGAAGGGATCCTCCCTTGCAGGACGTCATCGACGTAGCGGTCCACCCGCTGATGCAGTTTACTTCTTATCTCCACCGTCCAAGCCCTCCATAAATTCGTCAAGCTCCGACTTCGGCGGGACCTCCTCGCCCTTCAGGCGCCGGCGCCCGGTGGGCGTGAGTCCGAGCCGGATGGCGGTCGCCTCGTAGGCGGCCTGCGCCTTGTTCATGATGTCCACGGCCGGGTTGGTCTTGTACTTTGTGAAGCCCCGGTCCTTGAACGTTATGACTGTGCCCAGACGCTCGATGTCCCGGGCGGCAGTCCTGGCGAGGACGACGTTCCGCGCATAGGCGGCGATGACCGGCACGTCGGAAGGGTTGAAGATCCCACGCTCCAGCAGCGTGTTCACCACATTCCGGAACACCGTGCGCTCCGGATCCGTCAGCGCTTTGTAATCCGCTGAGTTGTACGTCTTGTTTTTGATTTTCGTATCCATCATTTCCTCCTGGGGGTTTAACCCCTAAAAATCACTTTTGTCGCGAGCAAAACTGGGGGCGTGGTCTTACGCGAGTTTTCGATTAGAGATTTTGACCCCCTACCCGGTCGCGCCTGACCCCGACTTCTTTCGCCATTCGGCGATGACCTTCTTGTCCTTCTGTCCCTTGGCGTGGTTGCAGTCAGCACACAGGCTCTGCAGGTTGGTTGTGTCGTAAAAGTCCGGACACACAGGCCAGGGGACGATGTGGTCCACGACATCGGCCGACCGGGTCAATCCCTTCCTCTTGCATTCTTCGCACAGTGGATGGCTGATACGCCAGGCCCTGGAGATCCTTGTCCACCTCGCAGTGTGGTATGGATCCGCGGAACGTTCACGGTGATATTTACCATCGTGACTATCCACTCGGTTCGGATGGTCCCATCTCAACTTCATCGCCGTTCCACCTTGCTCGGGTCCATCATTCCCTTGACGACATCCTCACGACGGACAGGCCTGGTGACCTTGAAGGCCGTAAGAATCGAAGACTGCAGGGCTTCCGCAAGAGTCTTCCTTGCATCTGGATCCTTCTCCAGTCTCTCTGCCAGTTCGGGGCTGACTTCCATCGTTATGACATAGTTACGCTTGTAGGGGTCAAATTGTAGGTCTATCATTGCTTTGATTGTTTTAATTCCTTTATCCGTTGCATCATGAACTCCTGGCAGCTGGACTTGCCGGACAGTGCCGCCATCACCCTCTCGTCAAGGGTGCCCAAAGCAACCAGGTGGTAGAGGATCACCGGCCGCTGCTGCCCCTGACGATGGAGACGCGCATTGGCCTGGAGGTATTGCTCAAGGTTCCACGTAGGCGTGTACCACACGATGATGTGGCCGCCCTGCTGCATGTTGAGGCCGAAGGACACGGACGCCGGATGGCACAGCAGGACGCGGATCTCCCCGCGGTTCCACCTGTCCAGAATCTCCGGCTCGCCCCTGAACAGGACGGGGCCAAACTCTTCCAGGGCGACGGTCAGGCG